TGAGAAGGCGCGCGAGCTCCAGCAACTGCAAGACGCCGCCGCAAAGCTCGGGCTCAAGCTGGTGGATCCCGCGCCATGAGCCGACCAGCATCGCCTATGGTGCCGCTGGTAATTCGCCGCGTCCTCGAAGGATTTTCGCCGAAGGAAATCGCGCACGAAGTGCAACTGACTCCAAGCGCGATTTCCAAAATTATCGGCAACACGACGCACATCCGGAAGCGCTACGTTACGGACTCCGAATTTTATCACCTCCTCAACCAACGCAAAGGCACCGCATGAATCTCGAACTTATCCACGCGGAGTTAATCCGCATCCGCGAAGCTCTAGAAGCTCGCCCCTACGCATCGGGCGCACCGGCTGCAAAGCCTGCATCTAGCTTCCCGAAGTCGGACGAGATTCCGATGCCGGCCGAGATCATCGATGACGCGGGCAACGTGCAGGTTCACTTCGGAAAGAACAAGGGCGTGGTGCTCTCGTCGCTCGGCGACCGCTCCGTGGCGTGGTATGCGCAGGAGCCAGAGCCGCGCATCGGAAACAACGGGAAACCGTTCCCGCCTCGCCCCGAGGACGTGCTGCTTCGCAACGCGGCGCGGACACTCATCCATCAAAAGCGCGGGACTCTACCGAGTGCCGCAGTTCCTACCGCTCCCGTCGCGGCTATCGACGACGGCGACGTCTCCTTCTAAAAGCAAAAAGCCCGTCGCGGAACACAACCGCGACGGGCCAACAAAACAACACAACAACATCAGCCGATTCGTAAAAAATGAACACATCAGAAATACCGACAGCCACCACAACCGCCGTAGTCGAGACGCCCAAGACCGTCACGACACCGGCCCAAATCAAAACGCCGATCAACTTCGGCGCGCAGGGCGTGAAGCTCGCGAGCCTCGAAGACGCGTTCCGCTTTGCAAACGCCATCGTCGCAAGCGGCTTCGCACCGCGCGGCATGGAGAAACCGGAAGCAGTCCTCGTCGCGATTCAGCTCGGCGCGGAGCTCGGGCTGACCCCGATGGCCGCGCTCCAAAACACCGCCGTCATCAACGGCAGACCAGCGATCTACGGAGACGCGGCGCTCGCACTTGTGCGCGCCAGCGGTCTTCTCGAATCCTTCTCAGAGGAGGAAGTCGGTGAGGCAGGCAAGGACTCGTTCGGTATCAAGGTAACTGCTACACGCCGCGACGGCTCGAAGGGCTGCGAGACGTTTACTATCGGCGACGCCAAGGCCGCGAAGCTCTGGGGTAAGGCCGGACCGTGGACCGACTACCCGCGCAGGATGCTGAAATTTCGCGCGCGCGGCTTCGTATTAAGGGACGTGTTCGGCGACGTGCTCAAGGGACTCCGCACAGCCGAGGAGGTCCGCGACTATCCCGAGGAGCGCAACATTACGCCGCTCTCGGAGAAGGTCAGCGGCGGACTCACGATGTCGATTACGCAAGGGGGTGCGTCATGAACGCGATCAAAGACAATCGCGAGACGGCGGTGCTCGCGAAATACTCGACCACGCTACTCCTCGCCGCGGTCCTAGATCGCTCGATGGATTGCGACCAACTCAAAGTTGAACAGCTCGAAGACGCCATTGAGATCATTGAGAAGCGAAACGTATGGGCAATCAAAGAGCGCGCAATCCTGCGCGCGAAACTGGAACGGGAAAACAACCAAAAGAAAGGGATCAAATGAACGCCGGAGAAATCAAAAACCAAGCAGTCATCAACAACGCGACGGAGCAATTTCGCTCGCTGCTCGAAACGCACTTTATCGCCATCGCGCGAGCGGCTGAGGAGTCATTCGTCGAGGAAGAAAACCAAACCGAGCCGAAAGCGAAGGCCACGTTTGCGATCGAGTGGGACGCGCTCTCACTCGCGCCGAAGGTCGTCGTGAAAATCGGATGGTCGGTGCGCTACAAGGATGAGACCGAGGCTATGGTGGACCCGTTGCAGTCGAAGCTGGGGCTCGTGGAGGAGGCGAAATGAAGACGCCAAGCAACGACGGAGGTCTAGCGTTTCCTTTTATTAACGAGCACACGCATCCGACGACGATCAATCACGGCATGACCCTGCGCGACTACTTCGCGGGGCAGGCGCTGGCGCAACTCATCAAGCGGGAAGTCAACGAGATTCGCGAAGACGGACGCAAGATGGACTGCTTCGGCTTGGATGACTCGCCGGAGGTGCCGTGGCACACGTCGCACATCGCAAGCGAGTCTTACGCTATCGCTGACGCCATGCTCGTCGCACGCAAGGAGGGTTCCAAATGAACATCGAAACCAACGAGCAGTATCACGCGAACGAAGCGATCTCGCACTCGAAGCTGGAGCTCTTCCGCCGCCGCCCAATCTCCTACTTCCGCCGGTTCGTGGCGAAGACGCTGGCGCGACCGGAGCCCACGGAAGCGTTTCGCATCGGCTCGGCGGCTCACTGCGCGGTGCTGGAGCCAACGACGTTCTGGCAACGCTACGCGCTGCGACCGGAGGGCATCGATCGAAGGACGAAGGACGGCAAGGTCGCGTTTGCGGAGTTCGAGTCGGCGAACGCGGGCAAGACGATCATCACGCAGGAAGAAGCTGGCGACGTCCGCGAGATGACGGCAGCGGTGCAGCATCACCCACTCGCCTCGCAGCTCTTCTCCGCAGGTTTACCGGAGTTGAGCTGGCGCGTGCAGCCAGACGTGGGCATGGACCTACAATGCCGCACAGATTGGTTCAACCCTGCGGGCTGCGAGTTAAGCAGCGGCAGACCCTACGTCGCGGATCTCAAGACGGTGGAGTCGCTGGATGCGGATTCGTTCCGCAACTTCGAGCGCGCGTGCTTTAATTTCGGATACCATCGGCAAGCGGGATTCTACTTGCCGCTCATCACGGAAATCCTCGGGTCGCCGGTGTTCGACTTCTTCTTCATCGCCGTCGAGAAGTGCGAACCCTACGGCGTGGCGGTCTATCGCCTGAGCGATGCAGCCACGGCGCGCGGGCACGACGAAACGATCACGGACTTGATTCGGCTTCAGGCGTGCATTAAGGACCAGCAATGGCCCAACCTCCCGAACGACCTCCGCGAAATCGGATTGCCGAAGTGGTATGGAGGCGGCGAATGAACTGGGTAACGGACACAGTTATCTTCGTGCTCGTGCTGATTCTGCTCTTCGTGACGTGGCCGATTCTTTTCGACGGAAAGGACGACGATGATCTCTGACGCACTCACAGTCGCCGCGATCTTCGCAAGCGGCGCGCTCATCGGCTACATCATCGGCGCGGCGCGTGGCCGCAAGCTCGGGCGCGACGAGCAATGGGTCGATTGCTTCCTCGCGGGCGAAGCGCGCGAGAAGCTGCGACGGGAAAAAGACGGACGATTCAAAACCAAAACCAAATGAACAAACGAAAATCAGACGAGGCAAAGCGAAACCAATGCGACGCCATGCTCGCGCAATTTATGCCCGTTAAAACGGTCGCAATGGCCCTTAGAATGAGCCGTGGGACCGTGAGTGAGCGGGCGAAGCGCGCGGGGATGACGAGGCATTACATCACGGACGAGGAGATAACGCATCTGCACGGTCGCAGGTCGGGGCTCATCGCTCGGGAATGGATGAACCGGAAATGAGCACGCTCGCATTTACAATCACCGGAGAGCCGAAGGGACAGCCGAGACCGCGAGCGTTCGCGCGGAAGGTGGGCAACGTTCACGTCGCGAGATTTTATGATTCCGACGTGGCGGACGAGTGGAAGCGCGCTGTGATGCTGGCGATCATGCAGGCCGCTAAAGTCGGCAACGGATGGCACTTCACGAGCGAAGCCCTCTCGGTCTCGATGAACTTCGCGATGCCGCGCCCCAAGTCGCACAGCGGGGCGAAGGGGCTCAAGGCGAGCGCACCGGTGGCCCATGCTGGAAAGCCCGACGTGGACAACCTTGCGAAGCTCATCCTCGATCAGATCACGCGGAGCGGTAGTGTCTGGCGGGACGACTCGCAGGTTGTAAGCCTTACCGTGCATAAATTCTGGGCGGTCGCGAACGAACACGGGTGCTCGGTGTCGATCTCGACGCTCGGGATTTGAGTTTACAGCGGGGGCGAAAGGTGAGAGAACGAAAAAGAGGCCGTGAAAAGCCGATCAATGAAATCAATCCAAGAACTTTGTCCGTCAGTCTGCGCGAGGCGTGTTTCATCGCCAATTTTCACCGCGTGGGCTGGCGGACTTTTTGTTTTATGAGCAAGCTCCCATTCCTTCAGTTTTACCCAGCCGACTATCTCGTCGATACGCGCGTGCTGACCCTATCGGCGCGCGGCGCATGGGTTGACATCATTTGCATCCTCCACGGCTCATCAACGCGCGGAACGACTAAGTTCCCAGCCCGAGGATGGGCGCGCATCATGGGAGTTCCGGAAGCCGATTTCTTGTCCGCTCTCCGTGAAATCGAGGACATGAAAGTCGGAGACGTGATACGGGACAGTAACGGAGATGTAACGATTACCTGTCGCCGAATGATGAATGAATCTATTACGCGCACACAGACTAGGTTACGCGTTCAGAATCACCGCGAAAAAGAACGTAACGCAGGATGTAACGCATTGAGTAACGCGGATGTAACGCGCAATAAGTCAGAAGTCAGAAGTAAGAAGTCAGAAGCTAAGAATAATACAGCGCCGGTTCCCGTAGCGGCGGGCGATGAAGCTCCTGCCGCCGATTGTCCGTTTCCGCCCGAGGTCGCGAAGAAGCAGTCCGCTCGCGAGCTTGAAGCTGAATCGGTCTGGGCGCTCTACCCGAAGAAAAAAGGCAAGAAGGAGGCGATGCGCGAGGTTCTGGAAGCGATTCGCACGGTGGGCATCGAGCGGATCCGCGAGCGCGTGCAGGCGTATGCCGTCGCCGTCAGCCGGTGGCCCGAGGACGAGAGCA